AGACACAACAACTAATGGACCTATAAATCTAAATGGTTATGGGGTGAATTCGCAAATTAGAAAAACTTATTCAAGTTCATCATCAGTATCTTTTGCATCAACTGTAACAGACCCTGACAATGGAAAAATTCAAATATCTTTGGGATCAACAGCAACATCCTCTTTAAAATCTGGAAGATATGTGTATGACGTAAAACTCATAGATACCTCCGGAGGTATTTTGAAGGCGGTAGAAGGTTCTGCACTGGTAAGATCGGGAGTAACCAGATAATGCCTACAATAAAAGCTAGGGTCGGTTCTCAAAATACAGTTCGCGTACTATCTAACGCAACTACTCCACCAACGAGACTTACAAATCTTGTTGATATAAATACTGATCTTAAAACACAAGATGGGATGATATTAGTTTGGGATTTACCAACCCAAACTTTTATAATGACGAGTGTTATTGACTCATCATCAACTACAATTGAGGGTATTTCATATTTTACTAATACTGAAGATTCAACACTTCCAACAAATGGAGCTTTAGTAGTTAGTGGTGGAGTAGGAATATCTGGCAATCTTAATGTAGCAGGAATTGCTACATTTGGCACAGGAACAGTCGTTATTGATGGTGACAGTGATCTTGTAAAGGTTGGAACTGCAGTAACGATCAGTTCTTCCAATGGTATTGATACACCATCATTGAGAGTTGCGGGCGTTTTGTCTGCCGAAGAACTTAATATTAGTGGAATATCTACTCTCGCAAGATTGGGTGGAATAACCACGACTGGTGGTAATTTATTTGTAGGTCAAAATTTAGAAGTTGCCGGAACATCAAACTTTATAGGCACCGCAACTTTTAGGGGTGGTACTATAAATCTTGGTGATGCTGATAGTGATGATATTAATGTCACTGGAGAGTTTATATCAAGTTTAGTACCAAATGATGATGCTTCATATGATTTAGGATCTACTGCAAAAAGATGGAGAAATCTCTTCACATCTGGAATAACCACAACAAATAACTTATACGTTGTAGGTGTATCTACATTTACAGATTCGTTAAATATAACAGGATTTGTAACTGTAACTCAGGGATTATATTATGACGCTGATGATTATGATGGACCTAATGGAATAGCATACTTTGACAATACCGGAAAATTAATAAGTGCAGACAGTTCCAGTACAGAAACTTTAACAACAACAAACCTTATACTTACTACTAATGCATCTGGACTGCCTAGGTGGTCTTCGGTCATAGATGGAGGAGAATTCTAATGGCTAAACCATCAACTAGACAAGGATTGATAGATTATTGTCTTCGCAGACTTGGAGCACCAGTATTAGAAATAAACGTCGATGACGAACAAATTGACGACTTAGTAGATGATGCAATTCAGTATTTCAATGAACGTCATTTTGATGGCGTAGAAAAAATGTACTTAAAGTACAAAATAACCAGTGATGACGTTGCTAGAGGTACAGCAAAGGGCACTAATGGAGTTGGAATCGTCACAACAACAGCAGAGTCATCAATAGTGGGGAGTGCGACTACTTTTAGTTTTTACGAAAATTCAAATTATATTCAAGTACCAGATTCTGTTATAGGTATTGAAAGAATATTTAAGTTTGATACTAGTTCCATTTCTGGTGGAATGTTTAGTATTAAATATCAACTATTTCTAAATGATTTATATTATTTTAATTCTGTGGAACTGCTTCAATATGCTATGGTAAAATCTTACTTAGAGGATATTGACTTCCTATTGACAACTGATAAGCAGGTAAGATTTAATAAGAGACAGGATAGATTATATCTTGATATTGATTGGTCTTCACAAGCAGCAGATGAGTTTTTGGTTATAGAATGTTATAGAGCACTTGATCCAGCATCATTTACCCAAATTTATAATGACAGTTTTGTTAAAAAATATCTGACTGCTCTTATTAAGAGACAGTGGGGACAAAACTTAATCAAATTTAATGGAGTTAAACTTCCAGGTGGAATTGAATTGAATGGTAGACAACTTTATGAAGATGCTGAAAGAGAATTGGAAGATATTAAGCAAAGAATGACATCAGAATATGAATTACCACCTTTAGATCTTATTGGATAATTATGACACTCAATCCTTTCTTCTTACAGGGTTCTGCTGGAGAGCAATTCTTAGTTCAGGATCTAATTAATGAGCATTTAAAGATTTATGGAATAGATGTTTATTACCTTCCTAGAAAATATCTAGAAATAGATGATGTTTTAAGAGAAGTTGAGACATCCAAGTTTGATGATAACTTTATTATTGAGGCATATTTGGACAATTATGAAGGATATGCTCCAGGAAGTGATTTGATGACAAAGTTTGGATTGAGATTGAAAAACGAAATTAAATTGATTATATCATCCGAAAGATTTGAAGAATTTATTTCTCCATTTTTATCGGGATCTAATTTTGGAATTAGTGAAGGACGTATTACCAACCAAGAAGAACAACTCGTTACAAGACCAAAAGAGGGGGATTTAATATATTTTCCTCTTGGAGAAAGATTATTTGAAATTAAACATGTAGAATTAGAAAAACCATTTTATCAATTGGGGAAAACATATGTTTATGAACTATTATGCGAACTCTATGAATATGAAAATGAAGACATTGATACATCCATAGAAGAGATTGATAATACTGTTAAAGATGAGGGATATATCACTACTTTAAATCTTGAAGGCATTGGTCAAACTGCTACAGCAACGGCAACTCTTGGTGGCGTTGGAATGGTTGGTCAAATTATTTTAAATGAAGATGGATATAATTATACATCAACACCAAGTGTTACTATTGCACCTCCAACAAGTGGAATTACAGCAACTGCTGTTGCCATAACAACTTCTATTGGAAGTGTCAGATCCGTAAAATCTATAAGAATAACAAATGCAGGTTCTGGTTATACCTCATCTAATCCACCAACAGTAACAATAACTGGCGGAAATGGGATTGGGGCAGCTGCAACAGCAGTGATTGTTGATAATGGAATACAATATCTCTCCATATCTAATGTTGGTAGTGGTTACTATATTACACCAACTGTGACAATCGGTCCATCTGTTGGACAAACTGCAACGGCATATGCAGTTCTTAATAATGATGGAGGAGTATCTTCTTTACAACTTATAAATGCTGGTTATGGATACACAGAAGCACCAACGGTGTCAATAAGTGGAGTATCTACAACTGGTATAGGAACATTTGTATACAATGAAACCGTAACTGGTTCACTTTCTGGAACTACTGCTGTTGTTAGAGAATTCAAGAGAAGAACAGATCTTAATGCAGTTGATCCTCCAATTGAACTTCGTGTCGCTATTAATAATGGACAATTCTCTGCTGGCGAAGTCATAACAGGAGCGGCATCTTCCGCAACCTATATACTTAAATCATACGATAATGATAGTTATGAGGATTCGTATGATATTAACGAGGAAATAGAACTTGAGGCAGATAATATATTAGATTTTACTGAGAGCAATCCATTTGGAGAATATTAATGTTAGGAACTTATTTTTATCACGAAATTATCAGAAAAACTATTGTTGGTTTTGGAACATTGTTTAATAATATCTATATTAGACATGAAGACAAAAACAACAATGTAGTTGACGAAACTAAGGTTGGTCTTTCTTATGGACCAATGCAGAAGTTCCTGGCAAAAATACAACAGCAAGCAGATTTACAAAAACCGATTGCTATTACATTGCCAAGAATGTCTTTTGAAATGATTTCTTTGCAATATGATCCATCAAGAAAATCGAGTGTAACACAAACATTTAAAGCATCTGATAGTGGAGGAAATATAAAAAAAGTTTACATGCCAGTTCCATATAACATTGGATTTGAACTTAGCATTTATTCCAAATTAAGTGATGATGCTTTACAAATAGTAGAGCAAATATTACCATTTTTTCAACCATCCTTTAATTTAACCATAGATTTGGTTGACTCTATTGGTGAAAAGAAAGATATTCCAATTATACTTGATAGTATTGATATGCAAGATGACTATGAGGGAGACTTTACGGTCAGAAGAGCACTGATATATACTTTAAGATTTACTGCAAAGACTTATCTCTTTGGACCCATTGCAGAATCTACTGATGGACTTATTCGTAAGGTTCAGGCAGATGTTTATGCAGGTACAAATGTTTCTACTGCAAAACGTGAAATGAGATATACTGTAACTCCCGATCCAATCAATGCTGGTCCAGACGATGATTTTGGATTCAATGAGAGTTGGGAATTTTTCTCAGATTCTAAATCTTACAGTCCTACTCAACAAGAGGATATTTGATAAATTATGAGCGATAATTATGATTCTATCGACAAAGCTCTCAATACAGAGAGTCATATTGTAGAAGCTAAAAAAGTTTCTGCAGAAATAGACACTGTAAAACCAAAAGGTCCAGATATTGAAAAGGACTATGAGTATACTCGTGCAAATTTATATTCATTGATTGAAAAGGGTCAAGAAGCGATTAATGGAATTATGGAACTTGCTGGCGAAGGTGGAAGTCCAAGAGCATATGAAGTTGCCGGACAGTTGATAAAGAGTGTTGCAGATACAACCGATAAACTAATAGATTTGCAGAAAAAACTTAAGGATGTTCAGGATGAAACTGTGAAAACAACGAACAATGTTACTAATAATGCCGTGTTTGTTGGATCTACTTCAGAGTTGCAAAAATTACTCAAACAAGGTTTTCTAAATAATAAAGAGTAATCTTCTTAAAAAAATGGTAAATGAGGAGGGACTCCGCGATTGGTTCGGAAAGTCCAAATCAAAAGATGGTAAGAAGGGTTGGGTCAATGTTGTAACAGGTGGAACTTGTGCGAGTGATGAACCCGGTGAAGGAACTCCCAAATGCGTCTCCTCCGCAAAAAGAGCAAGTATGAGTAAGGCAGAAAGACTTTCTGCTCAAAGAAGAAAAAAGGCAGCAGATCCAGGACAACAAGAAAAAACTGGTGCCGCAAAACCGACTTATGTTTCTACAGATCCAAAGAAGAAAATGAAGAAAGAAGAAGTAGAAGTAACTGAAGCAAAAGACAAACCAGGTAAGGGTAGCGGTAAGAAAGATGCTTGCTACCATAAGGTCAAGTCTCGTTATTCTGTATGGCCAAGTGCATATGCATCTGGAGCACTTGTAAAGTGTCGTAAAGTTGGTGCCGCTAACTGGGGTAACAAGTCTGAGAGTTATGACTTCTCAAACTGGAGAGATGACTTTAAAGCACTTGAAATTGAAACAGTAAATCTTATTGAACCTGATCCAATTCAAGGTGGACAACCCATTGATGAGAAGTGTTGGGTTGGTTATACTCAAAAGGGAATGAAGAAGAAGGGTAAGAAAGTAGTTCCTAATTGCGTTCCAGTTGGCGAATCAAAAAATGTTCATGGTAACGTTGAAGTTCCTACTGGTGATATCAAAAAGGTAGTCGCAAAAGCAGTAAAAAGAATTGATACTGACGTTGATGGTGATGTAGAACATAATGATAAGCACAAGGGAGAGTATGGAGAATTTGTTCCAACTCCTGATGGTAAAAAGTTTACTGGAACACAGGCATATAAAGGACCCAGCAAGACAAAAGTAAGAAAAGAAGAGTTTTCAGATTGGAGACAAGATCTTGGTGAAGATTGGCAGAAGGTTAATAAAAGTGATAAAACTGATGGTATGAGTCCTGCTGCGGTTAAAGCATATCGTCGTGAAAATCCTGGTTCTAAGTTAAAGACTGCTGTAACTGGTGATCCAAAACCAGGTAGTAAGGATGCCAAGCGCAGAAAGTCCTTCTGCTCACGCTCCAAGGGTCAGCAAGACATGCATAACATCGATTGCTCAAAAGACCCCGATAAAGCAATTTGCAAAGCCCGTCGTCGCTGGAAGTGCTGATCAATGAAAAGTTTTCAAGAATTTTTAACAGAAAGTATCACCATCAACGGTGATTTCAACGGAACCCTAAATGTAGGTGGATCCCCTCAACCAGAACAAGCACAAGAATCTTTCTTTGCTGATGTTGTCTGGGAAGGAAAGATGTATCGTCTAGAAGTAGAAGGTACAATGCTTTCCAAGAATGAACTCGCAGAACAAATCCAAGATGAATATCCTGGAGCAATTGTTCATAACATTTATCCTGGTCAGGTAAATAACTCAAGAATCAAAAACGCACAAAGATACCAACCAGAAAGATTAAGTTGGAGTGATTAATGGCACAGTGGAATAAGAACATACAAGATTATTTAAATCAAGAACGAACACTTCATGAGGTTTATCTTCGTGCTGATGAATATGGAAATATTCTGAATGAAGGTGCTTGTTCAAAATCTGCTTTTGGGGAAAACATTTCTATTCAAATCACTCCCAAAATTCAGGGTGATGCTGTATATGGATTAGATCCAAGAGAGTTCCAGACATTTACATTCTCCAATAGCGGAATTGCAACCAATGGAAATTCACTTCTAAGAGTTGGTGCTGGAACAGATGCAAACTCCTATGGTGTAATTAGGTCCACAAACTTCCTAAGATATCGTCCAGGACAAGGTGCAGTATGTAGATTTACCGCAGCATTCTCAGAAAATCCAGTTGGTTTTACTCAAAGAGCAGGACTATTTAATCAAGAGAATGCTATCCAAATTGGTTATGCTCATACCAATGGTCAGTTTGGAGTTC